TTTCGTTTATATTATGGTCTAATCCCATAAGGTACCTCCTACAATTCTTCTGTACTTAACATATCAGCTATCTCCTTCTCGACTCCAGTCAGCTTTGCAGCTGCATCGACGCCTTGTCTGGCGGACTGGGCCTTTCCAAAAGCAGGTCGTGCTACGTTGTATTTCTTAGCTGCAGTCTCGGCACTCTTCTTAAGCCCGAGTCTCTTTCTTACTTCTCCTACATCCTTGTCATCTCCACCCAGCGCAGCGAAGACCTTGTCCATATCCCAGTCGGGATTCTTGGAGACTATGTCGTTTGTCACTTGACCAACAAATTGAGCATGAGGTTTAAGGTCTGGATGCTTAGTGTAGAAGTCAATAGTCTTCTGATACATCTGGACATACTGCGGAACTACCTTGTTTATAATCTTCGGGATAGCTCTCAGAACACCCTGTACAGAAGATTCTTGGACTCGCTTAAGTATCTCATTCATCTTCTCACGCTTGTCAAAGGCTTGGTCATACTCCTCATCAGAGTTCACAAATTCAGACACGAGATCTTTCTTGACTTCCTCGAAGTCATCGTCAACCGTGTCGCGCTTCGGCTCTTCCTTAGGCTTTGCTTGACTATTGAGAAGTGCACTTATTTGTTGCGACAAGGCAGCTACTTGCTCTGTTAGATTTGCGATCTGTGAATCGCGAGTATCGTCAGTAGCTTCCTTACCTTCTCCGTCAGGTTTCGCTTCAGCTTTATCTTTCCCTGCAGGTTCTTCTACTGCAGGAGTATCTTTCCCTTCTTCACCAGTGTCTTTCCCAGCTTCATCTGTTTCCTCGTCAACACCTTTTGTAACGTCTTCAAATTCCTTGTCACTCGCCTTATCATCAAGAAAAGTACCAAGCATATCAGCAATCTGAGATTGGACAGGAGATGATGCATCTCCACCTCCAACATTACCGCTGGCGTCAGCCTTACCCTCACTTCCTCCACCTTCTCCTGTTCCTGTTCCTGTATTATTTTCCATCTTTCTCCTCCTGTTTCGTTTTTATCTCATCTCTTAGATTTTCATAGTTATCTATAAGAAACTGTGGATAAGCTGCAATGAATCGCAGTTCCTCAGCCCTTCCCTGATTTATCCTAAGTGTATCTAAGTCGTCAGACTGTCCTCTCTCAAGGTCATCTCTACATCCTTCTATCCTGACCATTAGAGTAGCCTCTAGATACTTCCATATCCTACCTTTTACGAAGTTTCTAAGCTCCTCTATATCAGGTAGATTGTCCTCTAACTGTTGTGAAAATTTCACAGTAGGGTCTTTCATATCGGCCTCATATTTCCTTTCTGCACTTCGGCTTCTATCTCTTCATCTTGCTTCAGCTTTATCTGTGCACTTCCACCCTTCCTCACGAACTCATTTACATTCTTTGCTCCTGAGATTCTTGCTAGATGCTTAAAGATACGAACCATGTCGAAACCAGAACCAACAGCAGGATTCTGTGCTAGAGTCTGATACATCTGTAGCCAGACTTCAGCGAACTCACCTGCTTCTATAGTGCCGTCGTGACTTACGATATCGTAGTTTATAAGCAAGTCCATAGGGCTTACTTTCATACCTGTCGAGAATCCGTACTCTTCCTCGAGCTCCTGTTGAAATCTTCCAGCTGTAGAGATATAAGTCTCATTCTCCATCAGTTGCTGAGTGTGACTTGCAAACATATACGCCAGGTCCTGCATAGTCATAATGGACGCTATCTTGGTACTTTTAGCCAAGCGGCTAAGTGCGGACATTCTCGTATCCCTAGATTCTGTGGCACTACGGCGTTCTGAGCCTCCCCTTATTATTCCCATTAAAGAGTCGACTGCAGATGAACTACGTTGCATAACGTCCATGACTATGCCTGCGTCCTGCATATGGTTTCTAGTAACATCGGTGACAGCAAGCTGCTTTACAGCATTCTCGACACCTCTGCCCCATACAGCACGGCGAGTGCGTATGAGTTTGCCAGGACCTGGCTTCTTGAGATCTGACATATTTATTAAGTAAGGGTCTACTATCAGCATATCGTTGATAGCTTTCCTTATATTAGCAACGTGGCTGGTGAAGAGGAAGTCTAGTATTCCCTGCAAGCCATAGATTATCTCAAGCCTACTGATTGGAGTGAGGGAGTATCCATCGTAGTCTGGAGCACATATGGTTACAGGGTAGAGGTTATGGTCGAGGTTGAGGGGTTGAGCTTTGAGGAGGACTTCATCACCAGCCAACATAAAGAGCCACTTTTCTGGATACTCACCGAGACCCAGTTTCCATTCCTTAGGAATGATGTTAATGAACATATAGGTGATATCGATAGGACGAGTTATGTCTGATATCTCAGCGTTCCTAGCTTCGCCACCAACCTTAGTTTCCCTGCCTGATGTGTCTTCTGGTATCGTAGAAGTATGTCCATCTATATGAGCAATGTACTTAGCGTTGAACATATCTTGGTCATACCGCTCACTATTTAGTGTATCGAGATAGTTTGTTTTATCTATCCATCCTACGAATCCACCCTTCTGTACGTCCTGTATAGGAACGCTAGGGTCTGGTAGGTACAGGTAAGGGTCTATATTCATAAGAGCGTTGCCTTCGAAAAGTCTCGTAGGCTCTCTTCTTTTCATTCCTGTAGTCTTGTCGAAGATAGATCTATGTCCCCAGTGTGAGTTCCAGTATGGGCTCGAAGCACCGAAGCCGTAGGCTAGACTGTCTCTGAACTGTGTGTGTAGATTTAGGGCAACCTTGTTCCTGATACACTGCAGCTCGATAACTTTCTCAAGCATGATAGAGCCGACTGTATCTTCACTAGTAAAACCGCGATACCTAAATATAGGGTTTTCAAGGAATACAGATACCCAATATGTAAGGATAGTTTCAATAGTTGCATAGCTATAAGGAACAACGATAGATACTGGCTTCCTAGTGTCTTTTTCAAGAACGTACTCCTCCTCGTCGTCTAGTGTTATATAAGCCGTGAGAGTATGATCTATCTTCTTCCAGTAGTCATGCCTACGACTCATAACGTCGTAGCTAGCCTGTGCTCTATCTAATATCTCCTTAACTATCTTATCATGCTTCTCCGTCCCAGGCTTAAGATTACCAACCTCTGGAGGATAGCCGTAATCGTAGTTAATTTCCTTAAGTGCTTCTGTAGACCTTCTATTGTAACTGCCCTGCACTTGCCTCATAATAGTTCACCCATTGATGTAAGTTTATCAGTTTTTACCATAGTAGTCAAGATATATATTGATGGTATTTGTCTAGTCATCATATAGTCTTTATAATTATAGTTATAAGTATAACTACAATCACCTACACATGGATAATCTATAAATCCATCATAGACCCAAAATTCACAAACTTCCCATATATTAAGTAGATAAAACCAAAACTCAATAAAGAAACTAGGATAACTTACATTAGTCATACAGTCCTCCAACTTGCCTTCTCCACTATATCGTCACCATAGTCGAAGTCTTCTTCATCCACGAAGATTGAATCCATCTCATCTTCCTCTAGCATTCTCTTATTCTCTGCCAGCTCCAGTTCGCTAACGTTATCTGTTCTTGGGTAGAAGTACCGCTCTCCCTGTTCTAGCAATTCAACTATATAAGCAAAAGCATCCATTATGTCGAATCTCTTAGCTCTAGGGAAGCTAAGCAACTGTTCCTCAAGCGGAGTGCTTACTGCCTTATTATGATAGACTAGACCTCTGCGATAGAAAGGAACAAGACCAGCTATACGGTCCTCCTTCTTCGCTCTCGCATGGAGCTCTACTAGCTCAATCTCAATCCCTCTTCGCATCAACTCATTCCTCAGTGGGTATGTTATGAACTCGTTTAGAGAGGTAACTTCGATTGCTATAACATTTGCTTTAATTCGCTGAGCCATCTTGATGGCCTCGTCGTACAGCTTATCAGGATGAAACATGCCAGCAGATACGTCCCGAAGATAGATACGGTTAGCACCAAGATTAATACCCACACCAACGACAGCGGAATGTGCGCTATGTAGTTTAGTAGTCTTTGCAGGGTCAATGATAACGACATTTTCGATAGCCTTCGATTTACTTAGGTTAGATTCTCCCTCGTCATAGTACTTAAAGTATGACTGTAGGAATGTAGCATCTTCTGTACTTATAGCCTTGTTTCTATATTCCCTAAAGAACGTATCTAGCAATCCTTGGGCACGATAGGTCTCAGCCAGCTTCCTTATATCCTCATTCGACATAAAGTCAGGCCATAGACTGTTATAGTTATCATCACATATATCTATGTTCAGATGTACCCAGTTAGGGTCGTCCATTAGATTAGCTAAGAGTGAGTCTTCGTGCAATAGCGTGCCGATAACGACAATTTTCCAGTTCTTCCTGAAGCGAGACGTAGAACCGAGTACGTCTGCGAACCACCATTCTTTGAGCTTCTTTCTCTGGTCTTCAGATCTAACACTTTCGGAGTCTTCGAGGTCATCTCCAATGATAAGGTCTGGTCGCTCGTCATTGTGCAAGATTCCTCGGACTTGCTGACCCGTTCCACGAGGAAAGACGAGTGTGCCTCCTTCAGTAACCCACATATCTTTTGTGAAAGCATCGCTAGGTACGCTGGATTTAATAGGTCCAAAGATACTTCGAATGATATGGTTAGTCGTAAGTTCACGCTTTAAGTTCTCCGATTGCATCACTGCCTGTGTGGAAGAGTTACTGATAGGAACAATAAACTTCTTCTCACGGAAGAGTATCTTCTTAGCAGGATATGCTAGGTTTATTATACTAGTCTTGCCGAGACCTCGAGGGGCTGTTATTACTGCCTTATCTATAGTATCATCGTCTAGGATAGCAAAGATAGGATTATGAATAGGCGCGAAAGGGAGATAGAAGCGATCTGGGAATAGGGTAGGTGCAGTGACTCTTGTAGAAGCACAGCAGTTTACTAGTATTTCTTCTATCTCCTCATTTGCTAGAACATGGTCAGTCAAGAGCCACCTCATGTGAAAATTTCACCACAGTTTATTTACCTTCTCCTAAGATTTTGTCCTGCTCAGGCTTAGTGTTATTTCCTGTCTTACCAACATACCAGGCGATTACCAAGCCTGCCACGAGTGCTATAGCACTTAGGAAATCTGCTGTTATGCCGAGGTCTATTCCCCATTTTCCAGCTATCCACTGAGCGATGATAGCTAAGCCACCTATGAAACCAGCTAAGTTAGTCTGTCCATCTTTACTCATGTCCGTTCCTCCCATCGTAGATTATTACTGGCTCTATTCCTTTGAATATATCTAAGCCAGGTATGTCAGCTGGAGTAGGTGCCTTACCGTCTACGCAATCTATACCCCAGATATAACCGCATAGCTCAGAGCAGAAGAATCTATCGGCGTCTGTACTTACTCGCCTGAAGATCTGTTTCAGAACGCTACCATAGTCGTACTTCTTATCGATAAGCTGAAGCATCATACAGCCCATTAGTATCCTATCTTTATCCATGTACTTAGGAAGAGGAAGCCAAGCGATTACTCCTGTATAATCCATCATCTTAGCCGTTAGACGTGTCAGCTTTACTGTAGGACTCGTGGCTTCTACGTAGTACCTATGCCTCTCTTCTCCTTCATACTCCGACAGCCTGATGATAAGGGAAGCGTGTGACCAAGTACTCCCTGTGAAGAACTTTATACCTGCAGCTATTGGACTGAAGCTA